CGGTACTCCTCCGTGTCGAACTTGTCCGGGAAAGTTTGCAGCACGTCGTCCCCTCCTACGACGATCGTGTAGAGGTCCGAAAGGATCTCTTCGTCAGACAGGCCCATGCGAATGAGAGCCAGCACGTGGCACGCGAGTTGCCCAATGCTGTTGCCCCCGATTGTCATGAACCAGCCGCTCTTCATGCAGCCTGGGGTGGTCGTCTTGAAGCGCTCGCCATTCGAGCAGCGGTAGATTGAGTTGTCCACCACTTCCCGAAAGCAACTTCGAACGTCCTCGATGTAGGTCTCGAATTCCTCGGTCGACATGTCCGCCGGCTGGTCTGCTAGTTCCACAGTGACTTCCTCGACAATGTCGAAGAGATATTTGAAGAAGTTGTAGTCCCAGTTGGACTTGTCGCTCTCGATTACTCGTTTCCCAGAGAACTGGCCCGCGAGATGCGTGATGTCTCCGGGCCGTTGGGGGTTGAAGGCGTACTTGACGGGAGACTTCTTCCACCCACCCACGAGCGCCTGGGCGAAAGGCGCGAACACGCAGTTGTTCTTGATCGTCTTGTGGAGGGGCATGCCAGTGACGATTCTGGGCATGCCGCGCTCGATCTTGTCGACCTTCGTGGGTTCCGCTTTGATGAAGCACTTGAGCTCCACCACGTCCTCATGCCAGTTCCGTTCGACCAGTTCCGCAAAGCCTTCCTTGGTGTAGCCTTTGAGGACCTGCTCGTTCGTCGCGTAGCCGGCGGATTGGTACGGGTGCCCCGGGCTCTTCGAGTCCTTGATGGCCGATGAGTCGATCACGTCTAAGATGTTGGATAACGTGTTCCATCCCTTGTCAGGGGAGTAACGGTTCTCCTTCATCATCTCCGCGATGATCATAACGGCCCGCTTGTTCTCGGGCTGCGTAGGGGGCTGCGTGACCGTGAGGACACGTCGTTGGAACAGCTCCGCGTGGTTGATCACCGACACCACTTCAGTCTCCTTGGTGATAGCCGGATACACGTACTTCCCATCCACAAACCCAAGCTTCGCGAGGATCTCTGAATTGGAGTCCAGGTACTCGGCAACCTCGGCGACC